ACTTCGGTGTCGTATTCAACACCACGATAAACGACTTTAGACATAGGGATTCTCCTTAGTTTTGAGTTAAAGAGCGTTCCTTCAGTCGGCGTTTGCGTTCGCTATTTGCGAATAGCGAATGAACGATCCGTTCCGCGTCGGCTTACTTCCGTCCCGTAGGGATGAACGTATAGAGTATTATACTCTTTTCACTCTTATATAGTCAAGTAATTTTGTATAATTTGATACAGTTTTAAAAAATCTTAAAGGTAAAAAAATACCTGGAAAATTTTTCCAGGTCTAGGGGAAATCACTTTCGCTTTTTCTTTTCGGGAGATTTATATCCCCACATCTTTGGATTATATCTACCACATCCCCAACTAATAGACTTTAGGTTTTCACGAAACTTATCCCAGTACATATCAAATAAACGAGTTTTTGTTCCTCTGGTAAGATCAAAACAAATCTTATCGTCTACCATATACTTGATAATATGAGCATCATTTGGAGCTTCTTTAGTGCAGACTTCAGCATAAGAACCATTTTCAACCATTATTTCACAACCGTAGCGTGACTTACAGGATTCTTTTTCTGCTGGCGTCCAATGGTCCATATGCTGCTCCATATTTTGCTTTTCTTCAATCACTTCACGAAGTTTACTCACGAACGACCTCCCCACACAATTTCTGGATATGCCTGAGAAACAATTTCTTTCGTGATTTTATATTTAGTCTCAAGTTTCTTATCTTTAACCAGACATAAAATCTCTGCTTCTAGAGGATGAAGACCCTGAAGAATATTAATAAACATCGTTTCTCTACGAAGAGAACTCAATCCGTCATTACCACCTTTAATAAAGTTATAGAACTTTGCATATTCTTTGCGAATTGAAGAAAAACCTTGATCTTGAGAACCGAGTGAATTGGAACCCATTTCACTCATTTTATCAACAGCATCTTCTATTTTTTCACTTAAAGTTCCACTAAATGAATTTTGTTCACCGACACTTGAATAGGGAACGATTCCTTCTGGCAAAGACGATATTACACTTTCATCAAAGTTCCAGATTAAAATTGCTCTAAGTGATGGATGATTATATTTTTGTAGAACCTCAATTTTTTTAGCATTCGTTCTTTGCTTTACTGTGAGATTTAAAATCTCAAATAAAAACGGATTTGCTGGCAAATCTATATTTACCGTAGCATTTGTTTTTGATTTTGCTTTTGTTTTTGTCGCTGTCATAATTATTTAATATGTAATTACAATTGTAATAGTATTTAGAAATTATTCTTCATCCTCATAGTCTTCGTCAGATTCATCAAAGAATCCTTCTTGAAAGGTTACGGCAACCACTTCATCCGGAATAATATTTCCATTTTCATCATAACATTCTGGATGTAATTTGGGAATTTCTCGGTAGTTCATCATATATTCTCTAGCAATCCACCCCAACATAACTCCAACTATAAGAAACAAGATAATTAGGAAAGATCCTAAAACTAAACTAACTGCTAGCATTTTTTTCTCCGGGAGACTACTTTTTTCCTAGCGTAAAGGAAAATTCAAAGTAAATGGTTACTTCCCGATTTAGAAAGCGCACCATCTTTTCAAAAATAATATGTATAGGTTTGGATTGCTTTCTTTTTCCTCCATATAAAAGAACTTCAACGCCACGATTTCTGTGGTCAGAATTATTTAGGTTAAAATCAGACAATTTGATGCTCTCTTAAAAATTTAACAGTATCAATACATCCTCCAATCTTTTTATCATCACATATGACTTGTGGGAATGTTGCTTCTTGACCAAATTCAGAGTAAAATTCTTCTTTAGTAAAGTCTTGATTTAAATTATACACCACAAAGTTACTTCCTGTCAATTCAAGAACCTGTTTAACTTTGTAGCAATAGGGGCAATCGTCTTTTGTATATACAGTAAAGTTCATTTTATTTTACTCGTAACATTAATTTTTAGATATATAGACCATAAATTCACAGGCATATTCATCAATAAACTGATTATCAAAAATTCTGTCTGTGATGTCTATAGAATTACCCCAAGAAATATTTTGTCTAGTACAAGACATTACTTTGTAATTTTTGAATCTGGTCAAATAGTTATCTCGTAAGTTTTTGAATTTTTCTCTACATCCTTCATAATTAAGATGAATTTCCATAGCAATAAATTCAACTTTATTAAGTAAGAAATCCATATTTTCTTCTTTGAAAATATTATATTCTCCACCTTCACAATCAATCTTCATATAATCAATGTGGTCAAGTGAATAATCTTCGATTATTTTTTTGAATGTAATTTTATTGAAAGTACTTTCTCCACCAAAAATATTAATCTTATCGTCTTCATTATCAATAACCCCACAGTTAATGTATACCAAGGGATTTTCTTGATATTCTAAAACTTTATCAAAACAATTGTCAACAAGTGTCTTTAATAATTTTTTAGATGGCTCAACACAATATACTTTCTTTGGTTTTTGGTCCAGGATAGAAATAGTATATGCCCCGACACTTGCACCAATATCAAGGACCACATCACCCTTTTTAACATCTTTCCAAAATCTATAGACTTTTTCGTGAACAACTTCTCTCTGTATGGTAACAATATCATCATAGGTCAAATCACTCCAATTAAAGTTTTCAGGATAATTAAATTCATTAACTGGATTTAATACTTCAAGAATTTGTTTTTGTTCCTCAACAATTTTCTCTTTGCCATATTCTTTAATTCTATTAATCACTAGGTCATAGTAATTAGGATTTATTTGATAATTATTTTTAATATATTGAAGAATCCCTCTTGCCTCATCACTCTTCCCCCACCACCAACCAGAGACTGCCTTTTCATAAAGAAGAGCATATTCCCCAACATAACCAATATCATTTCGTAGTGGTTCTAGATTTTTTTGAGAGAATGTGAGTCCTTGATGAGAGACTGTATAAGTATCGGTCCACTGTTGTCTTTTTCCGTGAAACTTTGCGAGAAGAAAATATGCTTCAGGTCGATTTGGTAAAAGATTGACTGCGTGTTGAAGAAGTGTTTTTGCGGTGCTGTCTCTGGTTCCCTGCTTCTCATAGCACTGATGCGCCCATAGAAGAGACTCATAGGCAAGAACAGCATCGTCTGCCCTTTCCGCACATCTTAAAAAATAAGAAAGTGCCGGAGCAGTATGACTCTCATTCCAATACCAAATACCTAGATTGAAGTTATTCTCGGCATTTTCTGGATCAGCACTATATGCTTCAAGAAGTAATTCGATTTGATTCTTTTCTTCTTTTTTTGTAATCGTAAAGGTTTTCATTTTATTTTTCCAATATTCAATTACAACATCGTGTGCTTGAATGTGACCGTTCTTTTGCCCGTTATTTACTTCCTTATCATCTTCAGGTGAAAATGTTGAATTGAATCTAGTGTCCTCAACGAATAAAGGAATAGTATGGCACACATCCTCTAAAGTCTCAAATAAAACATTTTCAAGTAAAGGAACCAAAACATTACCAGAACCAGGAAGTTCTAGATGAAATCTTTTTTCTTCAAGACAATAATGCTCTACCAGAATTTTAGCATAATCTCTGGTGATAATATAAGCAGTTCCCGCCCAGTCATCCCATAATCTCTTACGCAAATCAAAAGTCTCATAATTTTTTCTTATCACTAGAAGTTGAACGCAACAAGCATTCTCTGGTATGGTCTCAATAAACTCTTCCCAAGTAAAGTCCCAATAAGGAATAGTCTCAAGACTCAAATCATCTTCACAGAAGAACGCATAGTCCTCATCAGTTTCTTCATACCATTTACGAATTGCTTTAAGATGAGAAATCACACATCCAGTGGTTCCTTCATTCAATTGATCTAGAAACTTACCTGTGATTTCATCATCACTTTCAGCAAATCGTTTTGATATAATTGGAGTTGGAGTAATACCATATTCGGCAAACTGTCTTTCAATGTTTTCCTGTCGATCTTTACATTCTTCTAGAGAGACATAATAAACAGAAGGAAAGTTTTCAAGTTTATTGTTATTCATTATCATAAGAATATAAAATTATTTACAACTTTTTTATTAACTCTCAAAAGATATGCCGCATTATCTTGAAATCCAAAAGTCAAAAGAAGATCATTCTTATATACAGTCATTCCACAACAGAATTCAATCTTTGCTTCCATAAAAGAAAACTGTGGAGAGATCTTTACAATGTTCCAATTCTTATCCCAGACAACAAAACGGTGTCGATAAGTCCCATCCTTTCTTCCTGCCTCACTCTTATAAAGAGATGTCTCGTGAACTACACACATTCTATAGTCACCAAAAGGAATCACTTGAGAACCACCCCGTAGATCACCACATCCCAGATCTTTCCAATCTTTAAAGACTACCAGATCAGTTACATTGGTTTGAGAGTTACATTTTACAACTGTTGTTCCATTCGTCCATTTCACATAATGATAAGGCATATCAAGAATAGGCATCCAGTTCTTATTACAATATTCCAAACTATCATCACCAGGAATAGGAATTCTATATTGTGAGATTTCTTTTGCTTGTGTTTCTGTTAGATCAATTCCAGAAAGTTCCATTCTTCCTGTTCCTTTCGTATCCAGATCTCTACGAACTCCAGTTACATAAAGTTTATTCTCCCATCTTACAATACGACAATCTTCAAGACCCACAAACTCCCAGAGTTCTTGATCTGGAAAATCTGTAGTATCGATCTTGAAGTATTTTATGATTCTCAAGTTCTCATCCAGTTCGCACAGATAGTTCCAGGTGCGAAGATGCATATCATTTTCTGGATGAATATAAACTAAAGGTCCCCAATGATTTTCATACTTGTTCTTTTCTGCGTGATAAAGAGTATAGTTGATATTGCGAAGATTAACTAAAATCTTTCCATCATCATTATAGATTGATGGATTTGTGAGTGCGGGACCCTGAAGTTCTTTGTGAGGAAGAATTAGAGGATGAATAGAACCACCAGATTCCAGTGCGTGTTTTACAAAGTTCATATATGAGTTTTTATAGGAAAAGAGAGGAGACTTCTCTCCTCTTATTATACCACCAACTGACCTCTCCCACCATAGAGAGGGTCTTCATTCCCAAAGATACAAGGATGTTGAAGACTTGAATATTATAAGGGATTTTGAGTCAGGTGTCAAGTCAAAGAGCGAAAAGTGCCTGTTGTGCTTCCTGAAACTTTGCTGCCGCTTCTGCTTCCTTTTCTGCTTTGATGATTTCGTCAGTCTCTTGTTGTGCTTCTTGTTGAAGAATTTGTGACTCAAGAAGTGGAGTTTGGACTGAATTAAATTCTTCTTCTGTTAGGACCTGAACGACTTTTAAGGTTTCGTCGTGAATATCAAAAATATCAGCAACAGGAGTGCTATCAGGAACTCTGGAAAGACATATATCAATTCCATTCTCATCGTGCATCCAAATTCTTACATCAAGACCTGGAAACTCTGCTTCTGGATGTCTTTTTTCAACAGGATTGTCCTCACAGCAATAAGTGCCCGAGTGTGCGTGAATCCAATAGTGCTTGAGATATTGCATTTGTCTACAAGTGTTTGTGATTATTTATATGACTGTGACACCATACTCTTGTGAGAGTTGTTGATTAATCTCATCCATTGATGGGAATCCTTTGACGGTCGCCCACGAGACTATTGAATATCTCTTTCCTTTGGTAATTTTTTCAACTCCGTGACTATAATGATGATTAGAAGGAAAACAAACCATCATACCTGGTTCTGGTCTAACTCTAACTTTGAGTTCTGGAAATACAAAATCACCACCCTCAAAGTCATTGTTGAGAAAGAAAACAATTGATAGATCACGGTCGGTTGATTTCTTCCATATCTTTTCTCCTCTTGGTGTCATCCAAATACTTTCACCATCAATATGAGGACGATAATGACCTCCAATACCATAAGAAAGCACTTGTGGTATTTCACTACTATCCACTTCTACCTGATAGAAAGGATTGATAATATGCTTCACTGTGTTACGAAATAAGTCTTCAATCTTTGGATATAGAGAACCCATAGAAACAATTTGAGTATCTCTGGTTTGTTTATCTACAATCCAGGATGTTTGTCCTGTTGCATTAGTTTTGTCTGGATCAAAGACTGATAAATCTTCTGCTGGTGAAGATTTGATATGTGTGATGAGTTCTTGAAGTCCTTCTGGATTAATAACATTAGGACGAATAAGAATATAAGATAATGGATTTTCAATCATAATATAAGATGTTTTGATTATTTATTGT